TCGTCACGGGTCCATGCGATGAGAGCGACCTGATCTGTGTTAAAAATGCAGTCTCGGATTAAGAGTAGGTTCATTAGTCATCCTCCCTTGACTTGAGGAACGTGTAGACCAAGTACCCGCCCCATCCTCCGAGACCCAGTACAAACACGGCAAAACACATACCGGCGAAGAAGTCCATTTACTTTTCCTCGTAAGACCGAAATTGTTCGATGACCCTTAGGCAATCATCAACAACTTCTTGCGTTGTCCATCTTTTATCTGTAATAGACACATAGATCGGCATATAGGTGTAGTCACCGGCGTGCATATAATCCCAACCGAACCAAAGACCATCAAGGCCGGGCAGTTTTCCGCTAAAGGTTAATCCGCCGTGCACTTCAATCGTGTCCTCAATGTCCCAATAGTTTTTTCCATAGAAAGGATGGTTTTTAGGGATGGATACGTAACCGCAAGGATGTGTCCCGAGAGATAAAACCTTCCATTCGTACCCGCCGTCTTTTCCTTCTGCCAGCGTCTCATACTCAGAGAGACGCATTTGATATTCCATTTGTTTATAGATTGTCATTTCGTTTCTTCCGGTTGATAGGGTTCAGGAAGCTCTCTAAATGCAGTGACTGTGGAATTTTGTGGTTTCCATTCATTAGTGGCTTTATCAAAAAATGCTGTATCAACAACAGGGGTGGAACCTGCCTCACGCGTCACGAGATAACATCCAGAAAACCCAGGTTCAAATTCTGAGATAGGGTTCCATTTATCTGGGTCGTAATCGGGAATTTCTTTAAAAAAACTTTTGTCTATCCGAATGGAAACGCAATCATCTTCAAATGAAAAAAATATGCAGTCGAATGAGTCCATCATGTCACATCTGCATATTCGATCAATTTCCTCATCCGAAACGAACTGATTAATCTTTCGCTTTAATTCCGGATCTTTAATCTTCCACATCGTTTTCCTCCTACACACAGCCGCCACAGCAGCCGTGAGGTACATTCTCGTTAATCATTTTGAGGAGCTCGGTTTTGTGCTCCAATAGCTCTGGATTCTTTTTTAATAGAGGTCCCGAGACATCCGTCCAAGGAGCTTCTTCAACATGCTCACTCCAGTGATCATCAAACCAAACATCACCGCCAGAGATTATGTCTACATAGCCTGCATATTGTTTGCCGTCTGCCTTAAATGTCAGCTTCCCTGCACACAGGTTTGGAAAGCAGCCGCTGTAATCGATGAATTCGAACTGCATATTGGCCTCAAAAGAGAAGCCCCGCTCTCGCAGGGCTCCTGGTTACTTATTTATTGTCTCCACCGGAGCGTCCTGAGATGTTCCAACGACCTCGCCATCTTCGATGTCTTTGAAATCCTCGACGCTGACGGCATTGATGTCGATTACGTCGTTCGGGTCGATCTTTTCCCCGGCTTCCCGCTTAGCATCGACATTGGCAACTTGGAGGGCTTCAATTGAAACAGGCAAGTATTTGAACAACCTTCGGATGACTGTTTTGAGGGCCATCTGTTCGAAGTAAGAGTTCCAGATGTTCTTGGATTTGGCCTTGGCTTTAACAGCTTCGACCTCGGCGCGAGACATGACCTCGAACTGGTATCCGCCACCGCGCAGATTTGCGACCGCGTAGACAAACGTGATCGGTTTTTTAACTCGGTCAGCTTCACAACTCGGCACGTGATGAATGTCCGGATGCAATCCAAGCTGGTAGTTGAACTCGTCACCTTCGTGGACTGCAAACGCGGATAAAGACAAAACTTGTCCGGAACGACGGGCAAGGTCAATCATGCCGCGGTAGCCCAAGATTAACTGGCACTGGTTGCCATAGGGAACAAGGTAAGCTTGCCCAAGGGCCGAACCGGGTTCAAGTCCCAGCTGGGCTGACTGCATGACGGCTCCGAGGAACGAGGCCGGTGTGGTATTGAGAAGGGCTGGCGTTTTACGCAGTTCTGTAGCGGCAATTCTTGCCATTCGGTCAGCGCTCAGATGTTTCGGAACGGCCAAGGCCAGTTGCTTTTTGAACTGGTCAGAAAGAACCTGCTGCACGATGATTGGCGCTTTCGTTTTTGGTTTGGCGACTGGTGCAGAGGGTGCGCCGACAGCGGCGGCGAGTTGGTCAGATGTGGACATGATTTAATCCCTATGAAAAAGCCCCTCGAGCTGGAGGGGCTTGGGTTGATTAAGAATTACGAGAAATTAGTTGTTTCATTCGGCTGATGAACCACATCGGTTCATGCCAAACATCGTAGAAGCGGGAGGCGTCAGGGCGTCCCTGCCTGTAAGCTTCTTTTGAAGCCCACTGAATTTGCGGCTTGAACAAGTCATCGAAGTAGTAAATCAAAGACTTGATCGCCTGGAGTTCGTTGTCAGTGATGTAATGCTCACTGACAGGAATTTCCGGAATAGCCGGAAGCAGAACAGAACCCGAAGAACTAATCGTAAAGCTCGGATACTGAACGACGTAATTTTGTAGAGGAACTTCTCGCTCCTTCACATCAGGGACGTTGAAATCCGAAACTTTCAGAGCGTCAACGAATGCCAGCGCGGTCTCAAAATCTCTTTGCAGCAGGCAGGTGTAGCGCGGAATGCGGAAGCGTCTCTTGAGTGCTCGGTAAACAAAGCTGTAGTTTTTGTTTCCAAACAGGGCATGAGTTTTGCGCATCACGCGGCTGGAGAGTTCGTACTGCTGCTCGTTGGAGATTAATGTGTTGTCTTCGTGTTGTACGCTTTTTTCGTACAGCTGCTCACGTAATTCATAGAACTTTTGAACCAAAGCAACTTTGAACTTTCTTACGATCTCAGTGTTCTTAAAAAAGGTGAGAAGCAAAGTTGTTTGAGGTTCGTTGAGGATCGCAATTTCGCGTCTCTGAGTTCCTCCAGCCGTTTTAAAAGATTCAGTTTCAAAAGGCACATTGCCGAAAGTTTTTAGATCGTCAACGTATTTTTTGATCAATTGAAGAACGGCACGATGTTCGGTTTGAACACCTAAAGAAATAATTGAAGAGGTCGTGACTAACTCGTTATCACGAACGAAAGCTAGAACATTTGACATTTAAGTCTCCGCTTACAAGTTTTAAGGCTTGTTCTCCACACGCCAATGTGGTGAACAAGGTCTTGAGGGTTGGCGTACCGAGTAAGCGGTCTCGGCGTGCTTTCGCACCCCTCAAGCCTCGTTCATAGAGACTTTGTTAAAGGGTCGCATTTCAAATGCAACCCTTTAACCGCCATAAAAAAACGCCTTACGGCGGTTATTACCGCTTACTTTTGCAGGACGCCAATCCCGCGTCTGTTTTTTTGCAGACGACCTCAGTGTAATGTTTTTCATATTGATTTGTAAAGAGTGAGTGTTGGATAATTAAATCTCTATTCCAGGAGACAATTATGAAAAAACTCGTTCTTATTCTTGCAGCAGTTCTTACGGTTTGTACTAGTTTTGCCTATGCACACGGAGGCAGGCTAGACAAGAATGGTTGCCACACGGACCATCGCACTGGCGAATATCACTGCCATCGTTAATGAAAAGGCCTGCATGTGCGGGCCTTGAGTGAATTTGGCTCGGTTGATCCGGCTCAACCGAGAAAGCCTTTTCTTGTTGCACCGTACTGTAGTGCTCGAAGCGAATATTACACAAAACCGCTCTTTTTATCAGTAGAAACCCTGCTCATTTTGTGTAGCCATCAACCTAAAAGGTTACGCGCACACACGCATGACGCGAGTGGAGCTCTCTTTTAGATAGTCAAAGTAATCATTCAGGTGTTCCTGTTTGAAAGAGTCTGAGTCGAAGCGCTTGGATGTCTGGGTCTTGTACGTCAAAACCTTCTTGCCGTCAAGCGTGAGAATCTCGTTGTCCTTCATGCTTATTGCAATTCTGGTTTTGAGCGCGTCTTGCTGCTTTTTAAGTTCCTTAATTTCACCAGCAATACGTGCGTACTCACCATAATCAATAGCAAGCTCACCCTGAGCCTCCACAGCTTTTCCGTTACTTTTTCCATATAGCTGAAGTACGTCATCAATGTTGATTGGATCGGGCGGGATTTTCTTCAGAACGTTTTCGTTCCAGAAGCGGGAGCATTTTTCTTTGATGACCTGGAACACATCCGGACGAGCATCTACCCAGTACATCCGGAAATCCGATCCTCCAATCAGAACTGCGAGATACATTCCTTTGAGCTTAATAATGCCGCAGTACCACTGAATCTGAGTTTCGTAGTAAAGCGGAATTACGTGCTCAGTTCTGAGGTTGTTCTGTCTGATCTCGAGCTCCTGGCTCGGGCCCCAAAGGTCAGCTGTAAAAGCGTTCGCTGTTTTTGCCTCAAATGCGATGTCAGTGTTAATAGGTCGCTCAACGCCCGTGATATTTGCGTAGCGCTCAATTTCCTCGACATCAAGCAACGGCCTGACTTTTTTGGCGATCTCCCGATTGATAATCGCTCGGTCAATGTTTGCGATCATCCAATCACATTCGGGATCGACAAACTGGTGACTGACTTTCTGAACCTTCATGCCAGTTCGTTGTTGGAATTCACGGGCTACCGTATCCTCAAGTACCGTTCCCCAATAGGCCGGTTCGGACATTCCTTTGTCTTCTGAAAGACCGAGCTTATCGTTCCATACGTCGAGCGGTGTTTTCCAAGGATTGAGACTCAGGACTGCGGCCACGTCGGAACCGCCTATGCCGCGGCGTCGTCCTTCAAGCCACGCGGCACGTTGTTCGTTAGTCATTTTCTTCTCCAATAAATAAGGCAGAGAAGGGGCCTTGAGGCCCCCGCGGGAAACTCTCCTTTTTCTGTCTCTTCGGTTTTACTTTTGTTGCGTAATACTCTCGGCCCTTCTTGTTGATTTCTTCTTTGTGCTCAAGGTAGTAGAGGCGCTTCCTCTCTTTCTCAGTGAGTTTTAATGCCATCCGTTTTCCTCCAGATACTCATCAAACAAAGGCTCTATTTCAGGATGTCGTTCATCCTCACCGTTCTCGGCCAGTTGTTTGATCCGCTCGCCACAGTAGCGAGGGATGTACTCCTCAAAAAATCTTTCAAGGAGCCGCTCATATTCAGCTTGGTGCTTTTCTTCCTGCCAGCTCAGTTGCCAGAGGTCCCCCGGGCCTGGACATGTGCGAGGTGTTATCCGCATATTCCGAAACTCCGTTGAATGGCGTCTGCTGCTAATGCAACATAGGCGATAGTGAGAATGAGAGCCATGGCAACAAGGAGCAGGCAGTAGTTATCTCTGTCTGCATTTTTCGCAGTCAAAAGTTTTTTCAGCATGATTGCCTCCGATAGGCAAAAGGCTCCCCACCCGAGCTCCAAGGAGTTCAGTTTGTTTACCGCTCAGGCGGGGATTTAAGAAGAGAAGTTAAGAGTTACGAGAAACAAGTTGTCTCATTCGGCTGATGAACCACATCGGTTCATGCCAAACATCGTAGAAGCGGGAGGCGTCAGGGCGGCCCTGCCTGTAAGCTTCTTTTGAAGCCCACTGAATTTGCGGCTTGAACAAGTCATCGAAGTAGTAGATCAAAGACTTGATCGCCTCCAGCTCATTGTCAGTGATGTAATGCTTGCTGACGGGGACGGCAGGAATGGCCGGAAGCGGGGCCGGATTAGAGGCGCTGATCGTGAGGCTTGGAAACTGGACGACGTATTTAGCGTGCACCTGTTTTACTTCTGCCGCCGGAGTTTCCTCTTTCACATCCGGCACATTGAAGTCTGAAACCTTCAGGCCGTCAACGAACGTCAGCGCAGTCTCAAAATCTCTTTGCAGCAGGCAGGTGTAGCGCGGAATGCGGAAGCGTCTTTTGAGTGCTCGGTAAACGAAGCTGTAGTTCTTGTTTCCAAACAGGGCATGAGTTTTGCGCATCACACGGCTGGAGAGTTCGTACTGCTGCTCGTTGGAGATTAATGCGTTGTCCTGCTCAGCAAAAGTTTGTTGCTTGCGCAGTTGTTCTTCCATCCGGTCAAAAGTGTCGATATAAGCAATTTTGAACTTTAGGGCAACTTCTCCTGTGAAACCCATCGCTAAAAGAACAAAACCTTTTCGGTCCATTCTGTAGGCAGGTCTGTTTTCTCCCTTTGCGTCCTTGACTTCAACCAGCGCAAAATTGCGCTCGTTAAGCGAAGGGGCTTGCTCTATAAGGCTTCGGATAGATCGAAGGACATCTTTGTGGAGTTTGCTGAAGAGTTTGGCAACGTCTGTTGAAAGAGCTGTAACAGTGTTGTTCACAACAGAAACAACCGGTGCGGGGGCACAGATATTTTGAAATGACATTTAAGTCTCCTAAGTAAGTTTGTTGTCCTTACTTCCACCCGCCAAGATGGAGAGCAAGGTCTAAGGGTTGGCGGACCGCTACTTAGGGAACGGCCAGTCTTTCGACTGCCCTTAGCCTCACTCATTAGAGACTTTTAAAGGGAGTTCCGTTTTAGAACGCCCTTGCAATCAGCCATAAAAAAACGCCTTTCGGCGACTGATCGCCTAAGTAGTTCGGGCCGCCAAGCCCGCGTCTGTTTTTTGCAGACAAGTGTAGTTTAGCGACTTTCATGGAGACTTGTAAAGGCCTTAATTTTTAACGTCTGGGTAGATGTCTTTATCTATCGCTTCCATCCCAAGGCCGGAGATGAAATCCGCTGCGTACTCTTTGAAGAGTGCCTTAGCTTCTCTTTGAGCTTCAGCAGTCTGGACAACGTGGCCGAGATCAAGCGTGATCTCGGATTTGCCATTGAGCAGGGCAGAAACCACAGCGCGCTCTGCATACGCAAGCGCGTCGGTGAGGTAAATGGCGGAGCCTCTTTCTGTCAGGATGTCATCAACAACTGCATCAAAAATCTGTTTTTGTTCATCCGGTAATAAGATCATTTTTCTCTCCTTTAAAACTATGTAAAAAAGACCACATTCAACAGCTCCCCTAAGCGCTGAACTGGAACTAACAGTTATTGGTAAAAGCCTGGGGAGCTTATGAAGATGGTCTGAAGGTGCTCGTCTTTCCGAGCTGTCACCTCCGCGGGATAATTAATTTGTCAACACTCAATTAACCAATGGAGGAAAAGATGTTTGCTTATGAAACTTTGCTTGAAGCGCTGAAAGCACGAAAGGCAGTGTCTTTTATTTACCATGGACAGTATCGGGTTGTATCGCCATACATCCTTGGCAAAAACAAATTGATGGGCTTGCAGACTGAGGGAGGGAGCCTTTCCGGAGAGCCTCATTCTCTTAAGTACTTCGAGGTTCCTGAGATAACCAATGTCCGAATTCTTGAAGGAAAGTATGTACCTCCTCAGACCGCTCCACAATATAAAACTCTGGGAAGATTCGTGTCACCTGTTTGGGTGAACCCATAGCAACTTCCTGAGAGTTTTCTAGGCACCAGACTGCGTACTCAAGAGCTTTCAGACCTTCGTAGAACTCGCGTGCGGCTGTCTCGCCCTGAGGAGGAGCCGCATTGCTGAGCACCTTATATGTTTGCGAAAGGATGGAAATTTCTTTGTTCATTTAACAACTCAACTTATTGACTCTGCTAGCAGCGATTCAAATCTTGCAAAAATGACCTCTAGCTCGATGAGCGCTCGTCTTTTTGTTCGGAAACTCAGACCGAAAACGTTTGCCAATAACAAATCGTTTACCTTGTCTTGTTCTTTCATGAAGAATCCGGAAAAG